ACCATCGATCCATGGCAATTTTTTAATTTCACCAACTGGATTGACGTACTTTTCAATTTCATCTAGTATTTTTGAATCGTCAACTGATCCTCTAAATTCCAATAATCTAATAATCTCATTCATGGATGTCACCTCGTAACACTGCATAAACCACAAAACCTCCGATTAACAAACCAAACAGTAAACTTGGAATATCAATAATATACATATAAATCACCCTTTCTTGTTTAACAACATTATTATACATCAATCTTGTTAAACTACAATAGTTTTTTGAAATAAAAAAACACCGCCAAATTAATGACGATGTTGAAGGTTAGCGAGGTATGAAAGGTAGTTCCCTCGGTGTCGTTAATTATAACATGAAATCAGATAAATAAAAAGCACCGCACGTTTAACCTTCTTCAGGATAACGGGCGACACTTTTTACACGTTTTGAATGTGTTGTATGTCAGTACCTCATTATATTATCACAGATTACATTAAATGTAAATAAAAAGGCCACTCCATCGAGTGACCCCTGTGCCTTACTACTTAAACGATCCTAACGCAACACCATTTTCACGAACAGCTACATAATGCCATGCACCCCCATTTGATTGGTAGGCAGCATAGATGTAATTACCGTTGTGAATATATCCTTGGTAGTGGACTGATTCACCACGATAGTAATTAACACCTGTATATGACGTTCCTGGGCGATTCCAGACACGCAACGTCGTGTTGGCGGTAAATGTACCGGATTCACGTTTAACGCCGTTAGGGAGCTTTACCGTGCTTGCTACGGGTTCAGTTTGTAGAATCTCAACGTTTGATTTTGCAATCCAACTATTAATGCCAGATAACAACACTTTGCTACCACTTACTGACTTAATTGTGTATGTCTTTCCTTGTACCCAACTTGGAAGACTTTCACCAGTTGCCCAATGCTTGGCGCCGAATTTAACTTTGACCTTATCGCCAGCTTTAATCTCGTGCTTAGGCGTATCATCAGCAATTTTACCAGCGTTAATTGCCGGAGTTCCAGTCTTGGGATTATCTGAATTTGTGTATCCGTTATCAGTGATACCAGTAAGATCAATGTTACCATCTAACCCACCAGCAATATACGTACTAGTGAATTGGAACAGTGCTACGTTTTCCCACGATGGGAAATAATTATAATTAGGTTTTGGAGTGACTTTGTAGTCAGGGTATTCGCCTAACCATAATTTATATGTTCCTGAAACCTGACTAAGATAAACATGAGCATTGAAATAATTAAGATAGCCATACAACATTGGCGTGTATCCGGCGTCTTTAATGCGTTTCAACGCATACATAATCGTATCAGTGTTGGCCTGTTTATCCACACTAGCACCATTTTCATAATCTAACGCCACGATCGAACCTTTGGGTGTCTGAACCTTAGGCAACATATAATCCAGCATAGCTTTAGCTTGCGCCTTGCTACTACCAAACTCACCCCATAGATACGTGTGGGCACGTTTTTTAGCAGCAATTGCACTAGCTACTTGCGTGGGGTAAGTGTATTGCTCATAAATCGAACCATGAACCGTCCCGCCCAATTGACTGATAACAAACTTGTCACTGCTATATCCAAACACACCGCTAACTCCTTGGTAACGGGCCCAATCAACACCTTGATCGCCTTTCGAAGCCATTGCAGTTAATGGCATTAAGAACAATGATAATGATGCTACTAACAATAATAACTTCTTTTTCATACTACGCCTCCATTGCTGGTTTAGATGCTGTTGCTGATTCGATGGCTGCTGGCGCATCATTGGTTGCTTGCGGATAAGTTTTGTATAAATCATCTTGTAAATCGGAGAATGCTTTTTCAACGGCATTTTTTACCGTAACTTCATCTGCATTCGTAAACCCTAATGATTTTAACCCATCGATCACATACTGAACTGCGGTTGACTTCTTGGCTTCGCCAGATAAATATTTATCAACGCCCAACTGTGCCGCAGCCGTAACGGCCGCTTCGGCTAATGGTGTCAACGCGTTTAGTAATGACAAAGCTTGCTTATTGTTAGCCAATACCTTACCGATCCATGCGAACACGATCGGAATTAGTGCCGTGGAAATTGCTACGATTAATTCTGAAATGTTATTCATTATTATCTTCCTTTCTAAATTACATGACGTCTTCTGGCGCCGGTGAGTAAGGTGTTGGCATTTTACCAATTTCTAACTTAGGTAGCTTAATATAAACATCTAACGGACTGTTAGTAGTATCAAAATACATGGATATTGTCTTGCGACTAGGATTACCAACCCGTCCAGTTTGAATTATACGAGACCATTCACTGCCAACGGTTCCTATTAATGGGTTTTTGTTACTAGTTTCTATACCAAGCACTTGAATCTTACCTATACCTTTGACATCGATACTATAAGACCAGTCTGAGTTATCTTGTATTTTACCATTGGCATAATTAAAAAGATAAATACCAACGGGGCTTCCCGAACCTTGTTCTGCTACAATGTGCCACATGTTTGTAGCACTATCAAAAGGATCTACAGTTACCGTTGCACCGCTGTTTACACCATAACTATCTGCAATTGATTTAGAATTTAAGTAAAGATTCCGCCCATAAACCTGCCTACCATTGCTGAAAACATTGTCTACTGGCTTGCCATTAGCAACGCATGCTCTACCATTGATTGTTGACATTTAATCACCCCTCAATAAAGTAGACGCCAGACTTATCAGCCAATGCGTCATAATCAGCTTGCGATATGATATTGATTACTGCATCTTTACCGCTTTCACCCTTGTCACCTTTATCACCAACGAGAGAAGCCAGCCAATCTAATTGTGATCCTTGATAGCCGTTAATAACTGCGATTTGGTAAGCCGATAGGCCATCGTCACCCTTATCACCTTTCAGCCCATTGGCAATGGCATCGGCAACTTGCTGTTTGAGTTGTTCGCTTAGGCTGATGAATTGCTGAACGAAATCATCGACCGTAATGCTGCTGACTAATCCACCAGAAAGGCCAGTGACGTTCTCGTTGATTTGTAATGCTAAAAATCCATCACTAGGATAGATTGCAGTGCCGCCATTTACGGTGTCCCACAATTCGATCAGATAACTTCCTGCTGGCAATTTATCCAATTGTCCGCTAGTGATAACAGCATGGTTGTCCGTGATACTGGCACTGATTCCCAACAAATATCCAGAATCATTTTTGATTCTGACTTTTGCATCTGCTGTTAATTTTGCTGCGCTACCATTATCTAACGCATTTAAATGTATTTCAGTCGTGGTGTCGGCAAACTTGAACTGCTTATCACCATTTCCAAGATATAATTTCCTCATTGCTTATTTTCCTCCTCCTGCTTTCTTAATTCATCGTTCTGTTTTTTTAAATCTTCAATTGCCCGCTTTAAATCCTCTTCGTTGTGATCGGGGCGCTTCGTACCGTAGAACGCGGTAAGAAAAGCTACTGCAATCGATCCCGCCGTTGTGATTAATGCGGTAATAACAGCGTCACTCAATTATTTCAGCCCCTCACCACGATTTCATTAATAATTGATGCCAACACGAATGCGGCATACATACTTTCAAATCCGACAACGATACCTTGCTCCCAATCCCACAACATGAATACTATGAAAAACAATAACCATACAAACGTTAGTAATCCAGTCATAATTGATTTGTAGGCTAAATTATTTATATTCCATAGCGCATAGACAATCGTAAATGTTCCGACAATCCCCAATAAAAATATAAATGGTGGATCATCGAAATACATTAACAGCGATGGCCTTGGCGGATAAAATGAAATTGTGTTTTGACGGATAATAAATAACGCACCAATTCCATATGTTTCCAACGCTTTCCAGAACCAGAACCGATTGCGCTTTAAATGTTCTAGCATTAACATTCACATCCTGTCATTCATTATTTTAAGCTTTATTGACTTAAAACTGTAATTGCGTATTTATCCCACCTTCACCCATTTATTGTTAATATTTATCAGCTCGATTGACACATCATTAATTATTTTATAATTGTTCCCTTGTAGCGCTAATTGCCAATCCTTACTACTACCATCAGACATTGTACAGCTACTAATTAAGGTGGTAGTAGCGTTCCAGCCGTAAATTGTTAACTTGTAACCT